CTGCCGCTATCATGGTATCAATAATTCTTCCTTTGACTGTTAAGCCTATTGATCTTAACCAACACACGTCATACATAGCATTGTGAAAAATTTTATCTGATGGTGTATTTAAAACATCTTGTAACCATTTTAAAACCATCTTACGATCCATATTACCACCACCTTCATGAGCTATGGGGTAGTAGGCACAAAAGTCTGGAGTCGCTACCGAGATTCCAACTACATCTCCCACACCTATAACAGAACCTGAACCCATTCTTTCATTTAAGTTTGGGTCTTTAGTTTCTAAGTCAATTGCTATTTCACAATATTGTGTTAGGTCTGGAAATTCTTCCGGAGGAAGCCATTCAGTTTGAGGTTTGAATAAAGGAATCTGCATTAGTTATGGGGACACCTTTCTTTTTTAACAATACCCCAAAAATTTTTCTTATCTAATGGATTTTCTTCTGTGTAATCTCGTTCAATAATCATATCAATATAATGTTTAGCTTTCTTTAGATCTTCCTTTCCTCCTTTATCTGCATGTCTACATATATACTTGATTGCGTTTCCTTCTGCAAATAAAATTTTATTTTTATTTATAAATTCGCTCGGCTGAATTTTAAATTTCTTGTAGTGGGACCCACCTATCTGCTTATCGTATGCACTCATATTAGTATTTGCAAAAGCAAATACAACGTGATGAAGATAAACATAGACATCATTTGGATGTCATATGGGAAGTTTGTCATTTCTGCTTTTTCCACTCTCGATATCCTTTAATCCATTCGTCGGGATCTCTTTTACCCCAACGTTTAGTCCATGCCCAAGAATTAATTTTTCCAGACCAGGTCTCAATTAAATTTAATATCCAATCTTTCATATTCTAAATGATTTATAAATGTCCTTTGGTTTTATAACATGCAGATGGTCTTTTGCCCTGGTCGCCCCGACATAGAATAATCTGTTTTCATCATCAGGATAACGCTCATAACTTTTTTGAGTATTGTTGCTCAGGTCAGTTAGCAAAACAACATTATCTGCTTCTCCTCCTTTAACACCATGTATGGTAGATAGCAAGATCCTTGGGTCCTGATTTAATTTTTCATCGTTCTCTCTCATCTTTCGAATATATTTAACTGCTTTCAAAGGCGCACTGTCTAATGCTTCAAACCAAACCGCTTGAGTTATTAGGCCATGTTTATCACTACATTCTTTCATGGTATATCTAGCGTCCTTAGAAAGGTATTGTAATTGCTCTTTTTGATAGTGTTTAGGGCTCATATATGACACAATCCTAGTAATTTGGTCGGAATTTAAGGTTGTTCCCTTACGCCAATCCTCCCAATCCATAACGGCCTGGTAAAGATCAGCTTCATATCCTTTTTTAAATTTGTTCTTGTAATATAATCCTTGAGAATAGAGTACATTTTCTAATTCGTTTAACATAAATCGAGTTCTAGCTAGGACTAACCACTTGCCACTTCTCATATCTACATCTTTAAAATCATTATAATAACTCAACCTTCCCTCATGAGTTTTGGGTTTCCATTCTTTATGCAGACGTTTGGATATTCTTTTAACTAGACCCATCGCAAAATCATGCACAGCTCTAGGAACCCTATGGGATTCAGTAAGATTTAAAAATCTTCCTTTCTGAGTAATAAAGCTATCAACATCAGCTCCAGCCCATCTAAAAATAGCTTGGTCATCATCACCAGCAATAAAAGAATCTTGAGCATTAAACATTAAAGCTGTTGCCATATCCCATTGCATTCGTGATAAATCCTGAGCTTCATCAATAAAGACTGTATCAAATTTAGGACAGGAGTCTGATTTAATAAACTGTGTAATCATGTCATTAAAATCAATCAGCCCATATTCTTTTTTATAGGCCTCTAATTCATTACTTAAAATTTTTAAGTCTCTCACAGATAAATCTTGGCTGTGTTCCTGAAGATTGTATTGTTGTTCCGGGGTAATCCCTCTTAATTTAGCTAACTGAATAATTCTTAAATACTCACTATTTGTTGTGAAGAGTCCTGTTTGTTCGTCGTCGTATTCATTATAATCTATTCTCATATTAATCTTCTTACCCAGATCATTATAATGTCTACGTTGCATTACATTTTCTTTTTTAATTCCTAGTTTTCTAAAGGCTAAAGAGTGAAGCGTTCTAAAATAAGGTAAGTCATCTTCAGATAAATTAAATTTATCCATCGCTCTATCTCTTGCTTCGTAAGCTGCTTTTTGAGTAAAAGAAAAATATCCAATTTTATTTGGATCGGTTTGTTTTAAACAATTGTCTACCTCATTTAAAAGAGTAGTAGTCTTTCCCGTTCCTGGAGGTCCTAAGACAATCGTTTTCATTAGAAGGCATCCTTAGGTTTAAATTGTTTAGGACGATAAACGTTATCTGGTTTTTCAAATTCTTCTATAATCATAATGCTTTTATTTTTCTTTCCTATTACTTCTCTTCCTACTTTACATCCACAATTATCTCTTAACAGCAGTTGAGTTTCGTCATAACTCTTAGTCCATCTTCGTTTTAATAAATACTTATTAAAAAATTCTCTAAAAATAAAATGATGTTTACCATCATTAGTCCACACTAATCCAAAAAGCATATCTTCCTTGGTAGCGCCGGTAGCTGTACGATCCGTACAGTACTCTTCAAGATGATCAAGAAGCTGCTCTACCGTGGAAGATCCCTTTGGAGGCTCTATGATTTCAACATTAGCGAATAAGAGTTTAACTATATCGTTGAAATCTTTCTTACGCACAGTAGGGGGAACTTTATTTACTTGTTCCATGACTGCACGTTGAAATAGTCTTTGTTCTTGAAGATAAGAAGTATCTTTAAGTTTAACTCTTTCTCCATCAACATTAATATAATAATAAGGTTGTTCTAAATTAATTTTTTGAAGATCTGTTAAGTCTGGAAATAATGATTGTCCTCTGATTCCATATTTTCTAGACATACATAATTTTTTATCACAGTGATTACACATAGGTTCTTCATTACATTTAAAACCTAAATCTCTTTTCTCATGATATTTAATTTTATCTTGAATGACTTTATCTTCTAAAGGAGGATTAAAATATTTATAATTAAATGCATTAATATGTTTTTGCCATTCTTCTGGCCATTTTCTTTTTGCATATTGAATGTATTGATAGATGACTCGGTCTCTTCCATCATCTAATTTATTTTGAGTTAAAGATTCAATACAAGGAGGACCATCTTTAAATTCTGAGTCGGGTCTTTTTAATTCTAATTTCTCTAATTCTTCTGGAGTTAATCTTTTTACTGCTAAAAAAAATTGCGATATTGTAATAGCTTCTCCTCTAAAATTAAAGGCATATCTTGTAGAATTTTGACAATTAAAGTATGGTAAATTTAAGAAATTTCCTGTATCATCTTCCGATTTTAATTCAACTTGTTTTGGAAAAATTTCCGCATTACCAAATCCTAGAAACGCACTGATAGAACTTAACTTATCTCTCATAAGTTGAGCGTCTACTGGAACTGTTGTAAATAAAAAGATATGAGCTCCTCCACTTTTCGAACGACACATCGTCAGTGGTAAATGAGAATTGTTTATTAAGTTAATTATTTTTTTGTGATCTAAATTATATTTATCAACATCGATACAACCCCATCGACATTTATTATTTTCATCAATAGGAATAATACCTAGACTTGGTTCAATTCCATTAAGATGGTTTGTCCATAGTTGATCTGTGACAGGTTCTCTTTTAACAAAAGATTTTCCTTTAACCTTGGTGCCATCAGCGTTTTTCTTTTCAACGTAGGTACACCCGTGTGCACGTTTTAATCCAGCAAATAAATCTATAAAGTTCTTCATATATGTCCTTTTACAGGGCGGGTTAAGTCTCCCGCTCCCGCCCTATATAGTCCGCAGACTATTCCTTAAAACGGTGCTTCGGATTTGGATTCAGTAGATCCATGTTTCGCTTCGATTGCGCCTTTGGCTACATTCTTAGAGAAACTTTTTGCGATCTCGTAAATACCTTTGTCGGTGATAGGTCCAACCTTTGACACATCCCAACCAAACCATGTACCCTTGTCGTTAGACTGTTGTACTGTTTTTAGTTTATAAATGTGGCTATATGTTGGCGGAGTAAACAAACCTGTTTTACCCTGCATTTTAATCCCCATCATCATTGAATTCCACTTACGACTAATTTTTAATTGAGTCGCTTTCATAGAAATCAAAGCTGTTGTTGGAGTTTTGCTGAGTAATACTACGAAGTGACTTGCAGTATTTTCCAGATAGTTGCCATTGGCTAATCTATCTTTATTACCTTTGTCTCTTGTAGTTTTAGGTATGTCATCACCAGCATCATATATATGTACTGGAGCTCCTTGACTCTCACCTCTGTCTTGCCATTCAATGTATTGTCTTTTGTAATACACTGGCAAAACTTGTATCCCCTTCTCGCCATCAAACAGTTCGTTTGTCACTGTATTGATTATCATGCCAGGTTCTGCCCCCTGTACATATTTAGCGTCCCTTTTATTTACTTCAGGGGATAACTGTCCAAGAACTTTTAGAAATGGTAAAGCAAGATCATCCTGCTTTATATTTGCTATACCTTGGCCAGCATCTTGTTCGAACAAATTCGTTGCTAATGCTCCGCTGTTCGTTTTCGTTGCTACTTGGTTCATAGTTATTGTTTCCTTTTTATTGTTGTTTTATTTCCAATGAATACATTGAAAATTTCCGTTGGCATAGGTTTCCCCGCCTCGATACGCTCACGGACTAGCGCTTTCAGGGTCATAGGCTCAACCTTCAACTTTTGTGTTGGTTGATACCCTTGACCCCTCGCAAGTTCAGCATATTCTGCTGCCTTGTTATCTTCGTTACGTCCAAAAGAAACAGTCATTTCATTCTTGATGATGTCTCCCAGTCCGTTTTCACGAAGCCAGTTAAACGCCTTCTCTTTATTGGCTTGAGTTATAGTGGCGCTGTAATTTGTTTTAACTTCAACAGATGATCCATCTGCGAGTTTGAGATAAGATAATCCCATCTCCGATAACATAGTGGGAATAGCTTCTCCAGAAACTTGTTCTAAATCTTTTTTTCTCTGTTTAAGATACTCTTCATTTTGTTCTATGTCTTTCTGTATTGCTTGCATCTCTTTTATTTTATTTGCAAGTTTATCTATATTAGCTGTTCTATCTAATACTTCTTCTTGGTCTGTCTCAAAATTAATATCACTCATCTATTTGTCCTTTCTCGAAAAGATTGATTTGAATTGGATAATATTTTCTTTCTTGTTTGTCCCATTTCAATAAATTAAATTTCCCATTAGTTATATCAGAAACAATTGAACATGCAACTCCTATAAGTGCAGGATCTCCTGTTAATAATAAATAATCTTGGGTTGTATAATTTTTTAAACCTTGTCTTAACTTAAAAATTAAAGGACCAGGAGAAAATATCATTTGTGAAAGCTCTGGAAGTAAAAATCTAAATGTACCATATTCGCCTGCACCTAATATATTAATTTTAGGCTTACCATCTCTGGTACCAGCAATCTCTTGTATTACATATACAATCGGTAATTTATTTTTTTCGTCTTTCATTGTTGACATTATATAATCTATAATGTATTAAGAGTCAATAGAAAGATGAATTATAAATTTAGAGTAAAGCCTTATAGGCATCAGATTACTGCGTTAGAACGTTCTTGGAACAAAGAGACGTATGCATATTTTATGGAAATGGGGACTGGTAAAACAAAAGTTCTCATTGATAATGCAGCCATGCTTTATGACAAGGGTAAAATTGATGGCTTACTTATTGTAGCTCCTAAAGGTGTAATGGGTACATGGTTTAATCAAGAACTTCCTGCTCATTTACCCAAACACATAGACAATGTGTCTGTATTGTGGCAACCCAACATTAATCAAAAACAACAAGATAAATTGGACCTACTGTTTAAAACAGGCCATGAACTTCATATTCTAGTAATGAATGTAGAAGCGTTTAGCACTGAAAAAGGTAGGGTTTTTGCGGCTCGTTTTATTCGTAGCCATAAAACTTTAATGGCTATTGATGAAAGTACTACGATTAAGAATCCTAAGGCTAAAAGAACTAAAAATATCTTAACTCTTTCTCATCTATGTAGATATAGAAGAATTTTAACTGGTTCTCCTGTCACTAAAAACCCTTTAGATTTATATAGCCAATGCGAGTTTTTACATCCCGATTTATTACAATTTACTTCTTATTATGCATTTAGAAATAGATACGCGGAAATGAAAACCCTGCATATGTACGGAAGACAGATTCAAGTAGTTAGTCATTTTAAGAATTTAGAAGAGTTATCAGAAACCTTAAAGACTTTTTCTTATAGAGTCTTAAAAGAAGAATGTTTAGATCTTCCTAAAAAGATATATATAAAGAGGGAAATAGAACTCTCCCCTGAACAGAAGAAAGTTTATAAACAAATGAAAGATGAAGCATTAGCTACTTTAAATGGTAAGTCTCAAACCACCATGACTGTTTTAACTCAACTTATGAGAATGCAACAAATTACATGTGGCCATTTTGTGGCAGATGACGGAACTACTCAAGAAATAAAGAGTAATCGTTTAAAAGAATTATTAGATATATTAGACGAAGTAGAAGGAAAAGCTATTATTTGGGCTCATTGGCAATTGGACGTTAAAAAAATTAAAGAAGCTATTGAGAAAGAATATGGTCCGGGGTCCGTGGTTGATTATTATGGGCTCACCCCTCAAGATCAACGACAAAAGAACAAAGATAATTTCCAGAAAAAAGATAATGTTAGATTTTTTGTAGGAACACCCCAAACCGGTGGTTATGGGTTAACGTTGACTGCAGCGAATACCGTGATTTATTATTCTAATGGTTATGACCTTGAAAAACGAATTCAGTCCGAGGACCGTGCACATCGAATCGGTCAAAAGAAATCTGTAACTTATATTGACTTAATGGCCGAAGATACAGTGGATCATAAAATTACCAAAGCTCTCCGTAAGAAAATAAACATCGCTTCCGAAGTGATGGGGGAAGAACTTAAAAAATGGATTTAAAAGAACATGAAGAGTAACTATAGTAAACGATACCAATCAGGTCCTAACTGGAGACAGAGACGAGGGGATGCTGCTGAATATTACGCTGCAGGTTTCTTAAGGGCCAGCGGTTATTGGGTTTATTTTGGACAAAGTGGTCCAATTGATATTGTGGCTGTTCATGAGGAAACTGGACAAATCAGACTTTTTGATGTGAAATCCTCTAACGACCGAATTACTCAAAAAACTAGAGGACGCAGAATCAACCGAATCATTCGTCATCCCATAAAAGAAAAAGTTAATATTGAAATTATATATGTGGATAAAGATGGAAACGTGGACTTTCCCTATCAAGGGGGAAGAAAACAATGGCTTAGAGATTACAAGCCCGTTAAAAATCATCTAGGTCAGTTGACAGGTAAATATGTAAGAAGAACTGCCGAAGAAAAATCTAAACTTCCTAATCCTTGAAAACATAGGACTTACACGCGAGGCGCGCAGAATTTTTGATTTGAATTATTGTAAATAAATTACGATCAGCATCAGCAATAAAACAACTCCTTGATGGTTGTTCAAAGTATTATTCAGTTTATTGTATGCTGGTTTGAGCCAGTTGCTATAAATATTAATCATTTCCCTCCTAAATAGGTTCGTACTTTGTCTTATTATTTTCGTCTTTATAAGCTTTCAGATATTGTTTGCGATTCTTGCCCTCGGCAAATGAACAGTGGACCCAGCCTGAGTTGGGATCGGATTCTTTCCAGTACTCGAGAATGAGTTGGTCATAATGAAGTTCCGAATCAATATAATCAGCGAGAGTTTTG